GCAGAGCAGGCAGTTAGGCTGCATGAGCGAGCAGAGACGGGCGATACCGCAGACATCAAGGCCAGTATTGACGCATGGGATAAGATCGCTGCGTACACTGAGCCTAAGCTAAAGGCCACCGAGATTGATCTAACCACCAGTGACGGCAGTATGTCGCCCACGGTAATTGAACTGATCCCCCGGCTGCCAGATGACCAATATAGCGACGATTGAGCTACCCCCGAAGCTGATAGAATTATTCAGTGGTGAAGCGCGCTATCGCTGCGCTTACGGAGGCCGTGGCTCAGGCAAAAGCCGATCGTTTGCAATCATGGCTTGTGTCAGGGGCTATATGTGGGGCCAAGAGGGGCGTTCTGGGCAGATACTATGCGCCCGGGAGTTCATGAACAGCCTCTCTGATAGCTCGTTTGAGGAGATTGCCGGGGCCATTAAGACCTACGATTGGCTGGCAGAGTATTATGAGGTTGGCGAGCGATACATCCGCTCCCGGGACGGCAACATTGAGTTCACCTTTGCGGGATTGCGTAGGAACCTAGACAGCATCAAGTCTAAGGCTCGCATTCTTCTTTGCTGGGTCGATGAGGCAGAAACAGTATCTTCTGTAGCGTGGGACAAACTAGACCCCACAATACGCGAGGAAGGCTCTGAGCTATGGGTATCGTGGAACCCGGAGAGTAACCTATCCGCTACGCATAAGCGGTTCCGGCAAGACCCGCCAGAGAGCAGCAAGATTGTGGAAATCAACTGGCGTGACAATCCGTACTTCCCCAAGGTGCTGGATCTAGTCCGGCGCAATGACTTTGAAAAGCGCCCAGACAACTACGATCATATCTGGGAGGGAGCGTTCCTGACCCACCATGAGGGTGCGTATTACTCGCTGGAGATGCGTGACGCTAACGCTCAGGGAAGGATCACAGCCGTACCGTATGAGACTATCTCGCCGGTTATCACCGCATGGGACTTGGGGATAGGCGATACGACGGCAATCTGGTTTGCCCAGATGATTGGCCCTGAGACACGCCTGATCGACCACTATGAGGCGTCCGGGGTCGGCCTAGATCATTACGTTAGGGTGTTGCAGCAAAAGGGCTACATATACGACCAGCATATCCTGCCGCATGACGTTAGGGTGAGGGAGCTAGGGTCGGGCAAGTCCCGGCTAGAGACGCTGCAGTCTCTCGGGCTGAACAACATTCAGATAGCGCCGCAGTTGAACGTAGATGATGGGATACAAGCGTCACGGTCGCTGTTGGCAACGTGCTGGTTTGATGCTGAGAAGTGCGCCCACGGTGTTGATGCGTTGCGGGCATATCACCGAGAGTATGATGATAACAACAGGGTGTGGAAGGGCAGGCCATCGCACGATTGGTCTAGTCACTCAGCAGACGCATTTAGATATCTCGCGGTGGGATACAAGAAAACATCCAACTGGGGTGATCCTATCCGCCGTAACCTACGCGGCATTGCTTGATGGTATAATGGGGGATGGGATTACTAGACGCTTTTGCCACCCTCGTTAGGGCTGGCTATCCAGAAGAGACGGCGCGGAAGATAGCTTCTGGTGAGCTGCCGATGGACACTGCCAGCCGTATGTCTCGCGCTGCCGATCAGGGGTTCAATGCCAAGCACTATCACGGCACCCGGGCGGATATACTAGAGTTCCAGCCTAGCACTGAAGGTGTGCAAGGCCCGGGCATCTATAGCTCATCAAACCCATCCGTTGCGTCAGGTTATCCGCAGGGCGGGCAAGGCACTTTGCGAGGCGGTGAGAATGTCATACCGATTATGCTGCGAGGCGGTGTTGACCACCTCAGTGACGTTGCTGATAGGTATCCATCAACAAGAATAAGTGATCTGCCTTCAATCTATCCGGCTTTACGGGAAGAGGGTATCACAGGGCTTGAGTCAGGCACTGACAGGGTGACATTTGACCCCCGCGACATCCGATCCTATTTCTCCGCTGCATTTGATCCTGACTACACTGGCCCAAACATTCTTGGGCTGTCGGAAGGCTCTAGCGGCGGGCCATCCCTTCTGGGTGCTGTTGCTAATACTGCGGTCGGCGCTGCTAACGCGACGGCAGACAAGCAAGAAGGCGGATATGAGGGACTCACCGACAAGATGGTTGACGCCCTCACAGACGCTATGGGTGGCACAGAAGATGCCCGAGATGTAGCAGAGTACATTTCAATGGGAATGGACTTCTTGCCCTTTGTGGGTGCCGCTAAGGGCATATCAGAGACTTATGACGCATACCGTAATGATGACGCACTAGGCGTAGGGTTGGGGCTGCTAGGTGCTGCTGCGGGGCTGTTCCCTGCTGGGCGTGGGTTATTTAACAGCGCAATGGGCATAACCGAGAAAGCGCCACCCGTAACAAGGGATACTGGGCTGTTGCAGCGTGTTGGTGACGTTGATGAGGTCAACGCCATGACGCTAGATGTAGAACCCGGAGTAACGCTGCTCCCATCACAAAGGATTAGCGCAGCTGACCTTGAGGGTCGAGGTTTTGTCTCTGGTATGTCAGACACCAGCCGAGGCGATCTGTCGCGCATTGTTATGATAAACGGGCAGCCGGTAGATGTTGTCCGGTTTGGCGGTCAGGACTACATGAGGCAGCCGTATAATGCCGAGAGGGGCATCTTGTGGGCATCTGACAAAGACGTGGTGTCTGGTCTGGTAAGCGGAGGAAAGTCCACTATGGAGCTGCCCGGTGTCTCTAGGTCGCCAATATACATTCCATACGGGATGGCGGGGGCAAGCACAGATTTTGCCACAATGACTGCGGACATAATGGTTCCGGTGGCTCGCCAGAACATGACAAAGGCGCAGAAGAAGTCCCTCGACAAGAGAATAAGGGAAGGCGCAGGCAATAAGCAAAACGAGAAGAAGCCGCAACCGGATTGGCCCGGTCTAGATAGTCCCAAGGCCGCTGAGTGGCTGGCAAACGCTGGCGGAGATCGCAAGGCTGTCACTAAGGCTATTGATGAGTTCCGAGATGAGGCAGGTATCAGCTTGTCACAAGCTAGGGCTGCGATTGTCGATGCCGAACAAATGAACCCGCGAGTTGGTAATCTAAGGCAGGCGGGCGTTATGGATCTGACCATCGCCCCGCAAGCAGGCCGCCACCCGTCATATAACACCGACATCATGGGCCAGTATCTTGGTCAATTTGGCGGGGATATCAACTTACTGGAAGATTTAAACCCGCTTTTCAGGGCATCTAAGCAGCCGTTTGTTGAAGAGATGCTGCGAAGGGGTCATGACCTCGGTGCGTTCACAAGGCCATCGCCAGTAGGTAAGGCTATGCAGGCTGGTCTGATTGGTCAGTTTGACCAAGCTACGCTAGATGCACTGATCAAGAAGGGAGCGATAACGCCGTAATATGTACGCCTTCTCTTCATCAGCTACGCAGTCGTGGTTCAGCATGGCTTCAAGTACGCCGTTATCCCAATCGCGCGGGCTGACAGAGATGGCCTCTATCCAATCTCGTGCATTCTGTGAGAGTGTTGATTCATTCATCCCTTCAGTATAGACGCTGAGGTATAATATGGCTACGCCAGCAAAGGGCAAGGCAAAAGTTAAAAAGACCGCATCTGGCAAGAAGGTCAGCTACGGGCAGAAGGGTGCAAGCGTGAAGCCCGGGACAAAGAAGGGCGACTCATACTGCGCCAGATCGGCTGGTCAGATGAAGAGCCACCCAAAGGCTGCAAAAGATCCAAACTCACCGCTGCGGCTGTCTCGTAAGCGGTGGAAATGTTCTGGTACTAAGTCAAGGAGCAAGTGATGCCAAAGGTAGGTGGAAAGCACTACGCATATACCAAGAAAGGTAAGGCCGCTGCAGCAAAGGCTAAGGCCAAGATGAAGAGGGCCAAGAAGCGTGGCAAGTAAGGGCTTGTACGCAAACATTCACGCCAAGCGCAAGCGCATTAAGGCTGGCTCTGGCGAGAAGATGCGGAAAGCTGGGTCGAAGGGTGCGCCAACGGCTAAGGCATTCAAGCAGTCAGCTAAGACTGCCAACAAGCGGAAGAAAAAGTAAATGGCACTGTCCAACTATACTGAGTTAAAGGCGTCGGTCGCTGACTATCTAAACCGTAGCGACCTAACCGCTGCCATACCAGACTTCATCTCTCTGACTGAGGCGAAGCTAAAGCGGCGCTACAAGGACTTCAGCCCACTCTCAGCGTCAAATGCCAACAACTGGATACTTACCAGCTATCCTGACGTTTATCTCTATGGCGCGCTATTGGAGGCGTCTCCGTACCTTGTAGAAGACGAGCGTGTAAACGTATGGGCGCAGCTATATGCAGCCGCTGTAGGTACGTTGCGGGGTACGGTAGGGAACGCGGATTTTGATGATTATGACGGCTTGAAGCTGGCTGTCGGAGATTGGCTTGCTCGGGCAGACCTTGATGGCGTTGTGCCGCAGTTGATTAAGCTGGGTGAGGCCAAGCTATTCCGCAAGTTTGATGGCATGACGGCGCTCTCGGCAAGCAACACCACGAACTGGATTCTGACGAATCACCCTGATCTGTATCTATACGCATCTCTCTCTGAGGCTTCGCCGTATCTTGGGCAAGATGATCGGTTACAGGTCTGGAGGACGCTATACGAGGCTGAGATCGGCAAGATTCGCAAGCCTAAGTCTGGTGTTAATCTGGATGACTATGACGGACTCAAGGCGGCGATAGCGGATTGGTTAGAGCGGTATGACCTAGACGATGCTATTCCTGACTTTATTCAGTTAGCTGAGGCTAGAATTAAGCGGCGGGTACGCGACATTACACCGCTGACGGCAGTAGAAACCACCAACTGGATGCTTACCAACCACCCGGATGTATACCTATTTGGGTCATTGGTAGAGGCTATTCCGTACATCGGCAATGATGAGCGTATTCCGTTATGGCAGGCGAAGTATGACGCTGCCTTGTTGGAGGTTAGACGCCCTGACGCGGATACCAGCTTAGATAATTACGCGGGTCTAAAGGCTGCTATTGCAGATTGGCTAAATCGCCCTGATATTGACGAAATAATCCCTGAGTTTATCCAGCTTGCAGAAGCTAGGATTAAGCGCCGTGTGCGGGATATTGACGCACTATCAGACAGCAACACCACTAACTGGGTTCTTACCAATCACCCTGACGTGTATCTGTTCGGGGCGCTCGCAGAAGCATCCCCGTATCTTGGGAATGATGAGCGCAGCGTACTGTGGCAGACAAAGTATGAGGCCGCATTTGCTGAGGTGCGAAGGCCGGACGCGGATTCTAATCTATCTAATTATGATGGCTTAAAGTTCGCCGTGTCAGATTGGTTAAATCGCCCGGATCTTGATGAGACGGTGCCAGAGTTCATACGGCTCGCTGAGGCTCGGCTGCAGCGGCGATTTAGAGATGTCACTACGCTGTCCACTGGCAACACAACGAACTGGATGCTAACTAACCATCCTGATGTTTATTTGCATGGCGCTTTGTCTGAGGCCGCGCCATACCTTGGTGATGACCAAAGGGTGCTGGTGTGGCAGGGCAAATATGAATCTGCGCTGCTTGAAGTTAGGCGACCAGATACGGATACGTCTCTTAATACCTATACCGGGCTGAAGTTTGCAATTTCTGATTGGTTAGATAGACCCGACTTGGATGATATAATACCTCAGTTTATTGAGATGGCTGAGGCTCAAATGAGTCGTGATATCCGCCATTTTGAAATGGAAAATCGGGCTACTGCTGAAGTTGATGGGCAGTACCTGCAGCGCCCTAGTGATTGGGTAGAGACGATACGCCTGCACATTACTTCTGGCGGAACCAGAAATTTACAACTGTTATCTGCTGCGGCAATGGCAGATAAGCGTCAGGGTGTTGAGAACGCTACCGGCGAGCCAAGATATTACCGTCATGCGGAGCGCGGATTTGAGGTCTTTCCGACCGCTGACGGCACATACGAGGTAGAGCTTTTGTATTACCAGAAGATACCTGCATTGAGCGGAAGCAATGCAGACAACTGGTTGCTACTAAGCCACCCAGATGTTTATTTGTATGGTGCGCTTCTTCATGCAGCGCCGTACATTAAAGATGACCAGAGAGCGGCAACATGGGCGCAGTTGTACAGCGCAGCGTTGGCTCGCGTAAATGAAAGTGGAGCCAGCGCCTCGCAGTCTGGCACAGGCTTACAGCTAAAAGTTAGGGGATTAGGATGAGCTTTTCAGACTACCTTGAGGACAAGGTTCTCAATCATGTATTTGGTGGGACTTCATATACTGCGCCGACTACCTTGTACGTTGGCGTTTTCACCAGCGCAGCCAGTGATACTGGCCCGGGTACTGAGGTTTCTGGGAACGGATATGCCCGTCAGTCTGTGGCGTTTACGGTGTCTGGCACATCCCCAACAACAGCCACTAGCAGCGCCGCAGTGGAGTTTCCAGAGGCAACTGGCTCTTGGGGTACAGTAACCTATGCTGGGGTTTTTGATGCCTCTTCTGCCGGGAATATGCTGGCATGGGCGGAGCTTACTGATCCTGCTGACTTTGTGACGGCGCTGCCGAAGACGATCAGTACGGGCGATATATTGCGTATTTCTGCTGGCAATCTGAAGGTGACATTAGGCTAATGAGTACGATTACTACTAGATCGGGTAAGGGTTCTCCACTCACGCACAATGAGGTTGACGCCAATTTCACCAATCTGAATACGGACAAGTATCAGTCTGGTGATGACGTTACGTTTGGGTCGTTCACCTCCACAGGCATCGACGATAACGCCACAAGCACAAAGCTGACCGTTAGCGATACAGGCATTGATGTCACGGGTACTGCTTTAGCGCACGAAATTGAAATAGGTGACGGCTCTGCTGGGGGAACGTCAGAAATATTATTTAGCGACAATGTTAGTGCGCGTGGCAAGATACTGTACGACCATAGTAGTAACCCTGAGACAATGCTGTTGCAGACTACTGGTACAACTGCAATATCCATTGATAACGCTCAGAACGTAAGTATTCCGAACGGCAATGTTGGTATTGGGAATACGGAAACGTTTCAAACAGGTCAAAGTTTATCTGTTGGTGCTGGATCTTCTAATAGCGGCGTAACTATTTACTCAGGCACTGCAAGCCAAGGGCGTATTTATTTCGGAGATACGACAACAGGCGCTGGTCAGAGGGCTGGTCAGCTTTACTACGACCACAGCAATGACAGTATGTTTATAGCTACCGGAGGAGATAATCCAAGGGTAACTGTAAATTCCAGCGGCAATGTTGGTATTGGCACTACGAGTCCTGCTGGTAATTTCCACATCAATTCAGCGTCCGACACATATTTGTATATTGGTACTAGTAATGCAACTGCGGATGCAAGGATACAATTTAGAAACTCTGCGGGAACTGACGCAGGTGGGCTGTGGTATGCAACAAGCGGCAATAGTATGCGGTTCAGAACAAACTCTGCCGAACGTATGCGTATCGACTCTAGTGGCAACGTTGGTATTGGCACTGACAGTCCTCAACGTGTTCTTGTTTTAAGTAAAAGCGACAGTACGGGTGTTCAAACTCAGTATACAAATAGCACTACTGGTGTTGGCGCCAGCAATGGTTTCACTGTAGGCATAGATGGCTCAGAAAATGCAGAGTTATGGAATTTCCAAAACACTGACATGTTGTTTAGCACCAACGGCACAGAACGTATGCGTATTGATAGCTCTGGTAGCGTAGGCATTGGCACTTCTTCTCCAAATGCCAATGCTAAGTTTGAAGTAGTTTCTACAAACGCAGGGGCTGTTACAAATGTAATTCAACTTCGAAATGGAGATGCAACTGCTGGCTCAGGGGCAAAGCTACAGTTTTTAAACAGCACTGTTAATTATGCTACCGCAGGAACAAGTGAAATTACAGGAGTAAGATATAGCGGAAATTATAGCGCCTTAACATTTACCACTTATGGCCCAACGTCTTTAGTAGAGCGTATGCGGATTGATGGCGTTGGCAACGTCATTATCAAGCCATCAGGAAAGTTTTATCTGGAATCATCTTCTGGATTCAGCCCATTTTTGTCTGAAGCATCTAATGCGCTAACGGTTAGTACCAACAGCACAGAACGTATGCGTATCGACGCCAGCGGCAACGTTGGTATTGGTACGGATAGTCCCGGTTACCCGTTAGATGTTGTAGGTTCTATGAGAATCCGCCACGCTGGTAGTGATGATTTTGCAACCATAAGAGGGCCGGGCAACAGAAGTCTTAGAATTGATATAGACCCGAACAGCGACCTAGATTCATTTGTTGTTAGAGATCTTAGAGATGGATCAGAACGTTTTACGGTACAAGCTGGCGGCAGAGTTGGTATTGGCACTACGAGTCCCACTGCCCTTTTAACTCTTTCTTCTTCCTCAAATACAGAAATAAACATCATTGATGGGACAAGGACTTCAAAGATATTTACCCAGAACGGTGGTCGAGACTTACAAATACAAGCCAATCAAGACCTTATTATCAATGCTTCTGGTGGTACTAACGTTGGTATTGGTACGAATAGTCCTAGCCGCGATCTTCAAATCGGAACGCCCGGAAGCAGTGCCACGGCTGATATTTCTTTGCAAACAACCACCACTGGTACTGCTTCTATTTATATGGGAGATGGTACAGGTGTAGGTGAATACGCAGGCTTAATACGTTATTCAAACAATGATAACTCTTTGCGGCTTTGGACAAGTTCAGCAGAACGTATGCGTATCGACTCCAGCGGCAACTTGCTGGTTGGGACTACTTCTGCGAACGCACTGATTACGGCAGACAATGCCTCAAATACAGGCAATACTCTTCTCAGCTTAAAGGATTCAGGTGGAACGGGAACGCATACGCAAATTTCGTTTAATAACACAAATGGGCAAGTCGGCACTATTAATACAGGCGGAACCGCAACATCCTACAACACATCCTCAGACGAACGCCTCAAAGAAAACATCGTAGACGCACCAGCAGGTAACATCGACGATATCCGTGTACGTTCTTTTGACTGGAAGGCTGACGGATCACGCCAGACCTACGGCATGGTCGCACAAGAGCTTGTTGACGTTGCACCTGAAGCAGTAACACAAGGCGCGACTGAAGACGATATGTGGCAGGTGGATTACAGCAAGCTAGTCCCAATGATGATTAAAGAAATTCAAGACTTAAAAGCCGAAGTAGCGGCACTAAAAGGAGCATAACCTATGTTTAACTGGACTGTATCAGCAATGGACTACACCGTGTCACAAGACGGACACACCAACGTAGTCAACACCGTACACTGGCGTGTATCTAAAGAGGACGGAGATGGCTCTGGTTCTTCATACGGCACCGTTGGCCTTGAGGCACCCGGAGAGTCGTTTGTAGAGTGGGATGACATTACCGAAGCAACGGCTGTTGGCTGGGCTAAGGCGGCTCTGGGTGACGAGCAAGTGTCCTCCATTGAAGCGGCTATTGATGCACAGATTGCAGAGCAAGCTAATCCTACAAATGGAACGGGAGTATCTTGGTGATTAACCTAGAGTTGAGTGTAGAAGAAGTAAACGCAATCCTTGGCGTATTGGGCGATTTGCCCACCAAGACGGGTGCATGGCCCCTGATTGTTAAGATCAAAGAGCAGGCTGAAAGTCAGGTCGAGCCAGAAGAAAGCGATGACTAATGGATCCGCTGTCCCTTATAGCGATGGCCTCGACTACGTTCAAGGGCATCCAGACATTAGTGGAACGAGGGGCAGAGATTGAGTCTGTAGCTCAAAAGCTGGGCGCTTGGTATACGTTCGCGGCAGATATTAGAGAGGCCGAGAAAGAGGCAGAGAGTCCGGGGGTATTCAAAAAGCTATTTGACGGGCAGACAGTAGAACAGCAGGCGCTTAACAGTGTAATCGCCAAGAAAAAGCTGGAGGAGCAGGAAAAGCAGATCAGGGAATTGATTATCTGGGCTTATGGCACAGAGACGTATCAAGAGATGATCGCGCTCCGCAGGGAAATAAAGGCAAGGCGGGAGAAGGTCATTTACAAGCAGCGAAGACGGCAGCGGATGGTATTTGATGGAATCCTTATACTTTTGGGCGCTTTGGTTGCTGCTGGCATTGTTGGTGGCATGGTTCATATAGTGGGTAATGCGTGAGCTATTACGTCGAGCCAGAGTATTGGGCTGAAGGGTATGCGGTTGGAGATGCCAAGCTAGTTGCGATGGCGTCTTCATCTGCCTCTGCCGCCGCTGTTGCAATGGGCAATGATGCGTATTCCGGCGCATTTATATCGGAGCTAACAGCCACCAAGGCGGGCGTCACCAGAAAGTTAGCCAG